GGCAGTCTGGCTTATACCTATCTTGCTTGTAAGCCAGGCACCGATGTTCTCCTTGGCTATCTCATTCCACAGGATGTTAGCCTGCTTCGTGCTTATGCCTACCTGAGAAGCCCACGCCAGGAATTTGTCGTGAGACGCCTTGGCCTTAGAACCTACGAAAGTCAGGTTCTCCTTAGCCAGTTTGCTCCACAGCTCGCCGGCCTTCTTGGTGCCAATTCCCAGCCCGCCAGCGAGCTTATCGAAGTGCGAAAGGGATACCTGGGCTGCACGACCTGATGATGTCGTGGCCTTGTTAAGGTGCTCCAGTGAGTCAAACATCTTGCCGGCTTCTGTCCGGCCTACGCCAAGGCGCACTGCCCATGCTATGAAGGCGTTCCGGGCGGCAGTCGTGTTTCCGCTGACAGTCATCATCATGTCAGCTACCGGCTTCAGGGCAGCCTGCATCTTCTTGAAGCTGTCGGGCTGAGCGTTATGCTGGAAGGCGAGCACGGCCTTGGCAGCTGCGGTCATTGCATTAGCGCCGCCGTAGGCATTGATAATAGACTGCGACATGGCGGCGTTAAGGTTCTGGCTCAGATTGTCAGCCAGCGTCTTAGCGTCTCCGGCAAGGCTTCCCGCAGCCTGCGTTAGCAGGTCTGTCTGGGTCTTCATGTCCGCCATGGACCCGGTGGTCTTGCCGAGCCACGAGCGAAGTCCCTTCAGGCTGTTATTACCTGTGTAGCCGGCGATCTGCGCAAGAGCGTAAACCTGGGTAGTAGCCGTCTTGCTCGTGCTGGCGATCGGCAGGAGCTGGGCCACCATGTCCTTGCCGGCCTTGGCGAGCTCGTGCTGGGAGTTTGCCGAGTTGCCGGATACGGTGGCGAGGGAGAGCAGGCTGTTGTACAGCGTGCCGGCGTTGGTAACCTGCGTGGCAAATGCCTGGGCAGCAGTCATGGACGCTGCCGACGTTCCGTCCAGGGACGTGTGGTTAGCGTCAAGCGTGCCCTTCAGCTTGCCCAGGGTGATGTTACCGAAGGACGCCTGCTTCGCGGTAAGGCCCAGGTTCTGCTGAAGGGTGGTCATTCCCTGCGCGAACACGCCCAGGTTCTGCGTTCCGCCCGTGATGATAGTCAGGAAGCCTGAGTAAGCGCCTTCCAGGTCCGTAGCGGACTTCATCTGCTGTGAGTCCTGGATGTTCAGCGCGTTAAGCGCGGTGTTAAGGCCGCCGACGCCGGCAGTCATGGCCGTGTAGCCGCGAGCTGTCGCCTCTACCTGAAGCTGCGCCTGGAGCCACGTCTTAGTGTCCTTGGAAAGGAAGTCGTCCATGGACACGCCGGACTTCTCCACGAGCTCCATGGCACTGCCCGTGCCGCCTAGCTGCTTGCCCAGGGAGCCGATGCGCTGAGTGAAGAGCTGCTGCTTGCCCTGAAGGTCGGCGATTACAGCGCCGTAGCTCTTCAGCAGCCCGGTTGCGTGCTCCAGCTTCTGGTTAGCCTCGACAAGCGGTCCCGTGATGTTGCTTGCCCGGTTAAGGGGCTTGCTCAGCGCGGCCTCGGACTGCTGACGGTACTTAACTACCTGAGTGCCCGCCTGCTTGTACGCAGCGTTAGCCGCGTTCAGCTGAGTGATTATCACGCCGCTGAACGTGCGCACAGTTGACGAGCTGATTGCCTTGCTAGCCGCGTCCCCGAACTGCTGCGCCGCGTTCTTAGCGTCCATGAAATGCTTTACCAGCAGGTACAGCCCTACGCCTACAACGGCTATTCCTGCTACCCACGGGTTTACGCCCAGGTTATCCAGAATCTTGAAAAGCCCGTTTTTAACTGCACTGCCAGCATTCTTAGCCGCGCTTCCCAGTCCCGACAAGGCAGCTGACCCTGTGGCCTTCATGGCAGTAAAAGCCTTGCTGGTATTGCTTGCCCCGGCTGGCAGGTCGTTAAGGGCAGCCTTGACAGACTTAGCTCCCGTGGAAAAGCCTCCCTGCATTTCCTGGCCGGCTGTCTTAATGGCCTTAGATGCCTGCTGCCACGGAGTAACGCTGTCTGCCGCGTTCTTGCTGACGCCCTTCAGCAGGTCCTTAATCTGGATAAGAGGCTTGAGCGCCTGGCCTACTAGGAACTTGAACAGCGTGACGGCCACGCCTATGTACAGGAAGGCCCCGTGGAATGCGAGGAATCCTTTAAGCACAGGCTGAAGCGCGTGCACTACGTTAGCGAATACCTGAAGGAACGAAGTTCCGAAGTTCAGCAGTATCTCCGCGTAACCTGGAACAGACTTCAGGAACGTGTTGAACACGCGTCCGAGCGCGTGGAACGACTCGCCTATCTGGCCGAAGTCCCGCGAGCCTACCAGGGCCATCTTACCGGAGCTGCCCAGGAACGCAGAAGTAGCCTCTGCGGCCCACTTATCAATGGTCTTGCCCATCATGGTCACGACGGTAGCCGTCTGGCCGCTGTTCTTCTGCATGGCGATAAGGCCGAGGCCGAATGCCTGGAATACGTAGGGCTTAGCCAGCATGGACAGGGCTCCGCTGCCTATCTTGCCCATTACGGCGAACTGCTGCCCGGTGGCCTGGGTGGCTATGCCCATGTTCTTGACGTTGCCGGCCACCTGGAGAGCTGCTTTCGCCGCTGCTGCGCCGAATACAGCTACCGCTACGGCAGCGGGAACCCACACGGCTGCTATCTCAATAGCCGCGTCTATCATGAGGTGTATGCCGTTAGTAAAGGCCAGGATGTGGGGCAGTACTCCCTTGAACGCCCCTCCGAACAGCGGAATCTGCCTCTGCGTAAGGCTTATCAGCGCGTTTACCCAGCCGCGCCACATTACGTTCGTGTTCTTGACCACGATACCGTTATTGACGATGTTCTTGTTCAGCTCGCCCATCCGCCGCGTAAGCGCGGTCACGCGCGCTACGTCATCAGGCTTGGTAATTCCGCCCTTGTCGTGTATATCCTGAATTTCCTGCTTAGTTACGGCAAGGGCCTTGTTAAGCGCGGTAAGCTCGCCAGCATGATTACCGGGCAGTATGTCCTTGGTGCTGAAATGCGACGGGGCCGCGTTAAGCTTGTCTATCTCCTTGCTGTAATTCTCTGCTTCCCGGGTAAGCCGCATGAAGGCAAGCTGAGCCAGGCCGATATCCCCGGCCGTCTTCTTCTGGCTGTTTCCCAGCTTGCTAGCCGCGTCGGCGGCTTCCTGCTCCTTCTTGCGCAGGGCCTCTGCTGCCCTGGTGGCCTTCAGGCGCAGGTCGTCCATTGACAGGGAAAGCCGGGCAGCGTCAGCGCGCACCTTAGCCAGGTCGCTGAAGGTCTTTATCCGGATGGAACGGGAACTCAAGGCCCGCACCTGGGCTTCCAGGGCAAGGGCCTCTACCCGGAACTTCCGGTCGTTCATGTCCGCGTTGATCTTCACGGACTGCTTGTTGAGCGACTGAATCTGCGTGGTAACGGCGAGCATGCCCGCCTTGAGGTTCTCACTGTGCAGCTTGGCCGCTATGTCAACGCTGCCGGCTTCCTTCTGGGCCTTCGTCGCGGCCCGGCGCGCCTGCAATCCCAGGGTCTTGTCATCGGCATTGACGCGCACGTTTACGCTGAGGCCCGCGACAGCCTTGTCCAGGGCTATCTTCGCGGTAGCGCGGAACCGGGAGGCATCCGGGTTGACAGTTACCCAGACGTCACCGATCATTCGGCGACTAGCCAACTAGGACCTCCTCCCGAGGTCAGTTGCTACCAGCCTATTTTACAAGGAGGTCGCGGTAAACAGGGCGGTAGACAAGAACGGGTGCCTGTGATGCATCTGCTCCGCGCCGAATTCCAGCCACAGGCCCGGGTTAGCTTCCGCGTTAACGCTGCCCCACAGGCTTCCTGACGCCCCGCGTCCCATGACCGTGTGAATTGAAGACTTGGTGAACCCGGGCTTACGGGCGCTGGTAGTGCGCTCAGACCACACGTTGCCACGGCGAACGGGAACCCTCGCGCGGGCGATGGCCGCCATTTCCTGGGTAGTCTTACGCAGGTAGTCGCCTACAGGCCCGTCAGGGTCTTCAAGTACCCAGGTAACCTCTGCCTCATTCAGCTTGAACGTACTCACAATTCACTGTCCTCCGGCTTAATCTTACGCCCCTTATGCTCCTTATCCGCGTCTCCGGAGAAGAACAGTTCCTCGTCAGACTGCGGGCTGTCCTGAAGCTTGCGCGCAAGGTCAGGCATTGCCGTGAGGTCAGGCTTGGCATCGGGGTCCTTGCCCAGGGCGATCATCATCGCGCGAACCTTGGCCTGCGCTTCCTTCTCAGGGTCAGGTGCCTGTCCTATCTCAGCATCGAAGCGCTCTACCTGCTCCTGAACGCTGATAACCTCGCCGTTGTCATCCTCACGCGCGTCAAATTTACGTATGAAGGCGAAGTAGATGATGTTGCATATCTCCCTGATCGTGAAATCGAGGAGACCCCGGCCGTGCGTGAAGCACAGTTCGCCGTCCAGGCGGGCGAAGTTAAGTACCCCCTGGCGGATTAGCCAGAAGGCTGCTCGGTAGGGCGGCCGGAGATCAGCTCCGAAGCCCCGTTGATGACTTCGATCAGCTCGTCCACCTTGATCTTCGGACGGGTCACGCGCGCGTAGTGACGGAACTCCTGCCAGTCGTCCTCGTGAATAACGTCCTGGAGCATGGCGTGCACGGCTGCGAGGCCGGCCTGGTCGTCAATGCTCAGCTCAGCGGCGGCAGCCCACTCGAACATGGCCATAGCGCCGAGCTCGTCGTCAACCCGGAACTCCTTGTCCCGCAGCTTCACCTTGAGGTCTTCAGGCTTCTTGCCCGTCACTACCGTTCCGGACTTGACGTCGTCGTCGGTTACGGCGCGCTGGATGGTAGCCGCTGCACGATCCGCGCTGCTCCTTGGTGCCATGGCTTGCTTTACCTCTGTCTCCTGGTAGGCTAATGCTGCGTGCATCCTTAACAGGAGACCGGATCAGCCCGTACCAGGAGTAGCATCCTGGTACGGGCTGTTTCAGGCTTAGCTGCCCGGTACGCCGCCGACCGGGTACCTGTTGATGCGCGATGCCGCATTCCAGGTGGACTTCAGCGAGATAGCCGCCGACACGGAACCTGCGAGGGCATAGTCCGGCAGGATCTGGCCGTAGAAGTACTGCGTCATGCTCGTGGTCGGGTACAGGTAGAAGTTCCTGGCGAGGCCGTCCTGCGCCGCTGCGTACGTCTGCGCCGTAGCGGAGTCGAAGAAGCCGGAGAAGTCGCCGGATGCGTCGGGAAGGCCCGATACCCAGATGAGGTTCTGGTCACCGAAGCAGGTAACGTCCACCTTCGCCACGGTGTAGTTGATCGACCAGTCCGACAGGAAGGCCATGGGGGATGCGGCGTCACCGTTGTTTACTCCGAGGTAAACGATACCGTTACGCCCGTGCAAACGGGACATTTAGCGCTCCCTAGTTCAAGCGAGCCCGCTGTCACGGGCATTCACTCTCCAGGGTAAGCAGCTATAAGAAGTCATTCAAGGGATGAATGCGCCGGACCTCACGACGAGTAATGCGCGCAACGTTTGTCTTTGCGTTGAGAGTGACGTGCGGATCGACCAGCGCGCCTTCCAGGCTACGGGGTGCCCGGGCGTCCTGCACGTACCAGCGCTCTATGCCAGCGAGGCGAGAGTAGCCGATCCAGTCGCTGTCATCGTAAAGCCGCCTTATCAGCCTGAAGCCCTTGGGGAATACAGGATCGCTGTCAAGCAGCTGACGGGACACGTCCGTGTAATAGTGCGTCACGTCAGCCTGCACAGGCTTTCCAGCTTCTGCATCATGGCTTGCGCATTGTTCTTGAACGTGCGGTCTTCCGTAGCCGCCTGCGCTCTCAGCCCCATTGCTATTCTCGCTGTCTCGTGCTTCAGGAGCCATGCCAGCTGGTCAGCGGCCTCATCAGCGTCCTTGAAGACGGGCAGGATGCCCTTGAAGACCTCGTCACCCTCAGGACGGGGATCTCGCAGGAACGGCAGGCCGCACGCGGCCATCTCCACCTCCCTAGGCCCCATGGCCCAGCCCTCGCCCTCGTGGCCCTCCTCGGACTCCTTGCGGTACACGTTGATGCCGGCGCGGCTTGCGCGGTACGCCCTGGCAGTCTCTGTGTTATCCACGGACTGGTCTCGCGGGTGACTGAGGAAGCCCAGTAGCGGCGAGCCGTCCAGGTGCTCCTGATCCCAGCCTGAGCCGCCTAGCTGCACGTTGCACTTCACGTTGTCCTGAGCCAGCTTCTCAATGAGCTTCTCGAAGAACAGCTGCCGTGACCGGAACATCGTGCCGACGAACGTGAAATCGGATTCCGGCCATAGCTTGAGCCTGTGCGCGGGGAAGTGCACTTCAGGATCGTAGGCGTGCGGCATGTACATGCTCGGAGCCAGCTGACTGTACTCACTGACGTTCTGCGGGTCGTTAAGCAGGTTCAGGTGCGCGAACTGCGCCCGCATTAGCTGCTCATCATCCTGGTAGGGGCTTTCGGTGTGCAGCATGACGATCTTATGCCCGCGCGACCGGATTAGCCTGAGCTGGTCAGCCCTGACGTAGAACGCCGACACGAACAGGACCACCTGCGGCCAGTACGTGTACAGCTCGTGGCTCATCCCCTGGAATGCGGCAAGCGTGGCGTCATCCGGGCTCATCGCCCGCCGGTACTCACCCGTGTTGTCGTAGTCGGGCAGCCTGACCTGGCTGTAGAAGCTCAGGCGCTCATTACTGTTGTACACCCTGACTGTGTGCCCCTGATTACGCAGGGCCTTGTGCCAGCCGTTGAACACGTCGGCTACGGAGAAATCAGGACCCGGGTGAACCATGAGGATGCGCACTACATAAGCTTACAGCAATTGCCGCGCCGCCTCTTGCATGTCAGGGTCCTCGTGAAGCCTAGCCTGCGCCTTCTGCCAGCGCCAGCGCTCCTTCAGGACCGGGTGACGAGACATAAGATCCCGCATCTCCGGGGACCGGCTGCCTACGTCTACGCCCGCCCAGAACCTGAGCCATATGTACTCTCGCGCCTTCTCGTCTTCCAGGCGGGCTACGGCTCTCTTAACCCTTTCGGTTACGGGATCAGCAGGAAGTTCCCAGTACGACAGTATCTCGTCAACCTGATTCCGCGCCTCGTCGCTCATGGAGTCAATCCACACGCTCGGGACCGCTTCTACGCTGCCCCGGTTCGGCTCGTGGCCTAGCGGCTGGCCGTGGCCGTGCGCCAGGTCACGCATGCGCACGCGGGCAGCCCGGGTTATCCAGGATGCGAGCGCGCCCTTGTCAGGGTCAAAGGACTTCAGCGACCGCCACATGGCTATGCGGCCCTCTTGAACCAGGTCAGCGTGATCACGGGAGCGAGCACCGTCAGGGAGCGCGTACGCTGCTTCCCGGCGCAGCCACGCGTCGTAATCGGCCAGGATTCTCGCGGCATCCAGCAGGTCCCGGGTCACGCTATGAAGTCCACTGTCTCAAACATGGCGTCATGAGATACCCAGCGACCGAAAGGCTCGCGCCAGCTCCGGATCTTCCAGCCCCAGGGATTCTCGGCTACCACGCGCACGAACCTGTAGCAGCACACGTCTACAGGAAAATCCCGGTAACACAGCCGGGCGTTGTAATACGTCACGCGCTGATCGACAGTAGGATTCGCGCGTGGAAGTAATCCTGGCCGGCGATCTGTATCTGCCCGATCTGGCTTACCTCAGTCGGCACGCACCACTCCACCACGTGGCCCAGGGTGTCATCGGACATGATGGCGTCAGGAATGGACAGCAGTACGCCGGCGCGCTCCGACCCTGAGTCAACGAGCTCTTCCACGAGCATCTGCGCATCCTCAGTGATCGCCCGGCTGACGATGACCAGCACCTGGAGCCTGTAGCCCGTGGGAGACGAGGGAGCGTTAGGATCGCCCATGATCTCCGCTGCCTCGTTAAGCGTGCCGCCGAAAGATACAGGCGGGCTTCCCGGGACGAACGAGACCATGGGCGGGGTGACGGTATCCGGCATGTACGGGCGCGTGTCGATACCGCACCTGACGCTGATGATGTCGGTCAGGGCCTGTCGTACCTGCTTCAGTGTTGACATCTCAGTCCTTTTTCCAGGAGGCGTACCAGTACTCGTCTACAGTATCCGGCACAGGCACGAGCTTGCCCCAGCTTACCATCCGGTTACCGGGCATCAGGACTGCGGCGTGCGACCCTGTCACCGTGTCCAGCCTGACGAGAGACCCGGGCACTGCCTTGTCAATACGGCAGTACTCTTCCACCCTCCACGGCCAGGTAGCGCCGTGCTTACTGTGCTCTAGCGCCTCGGGGATGGTAAGGCCCCATTCGTGACCCAGCCAGTTAAGCGATTCGATAGCCTCGTAACTGAGCCGGTAGTCGTGCCAGGCGAGCAGGTGGTTGGCCAGCGCCACGGCAACGCAGTTCGGGCGTCCCTCGTCGTTGCCTGCTGTAACCCAGCCGGTTACTATGCTCGCCGTGACGAGGGACGGGGCTGCCGCCTTCTTCGGTGCCGCGTGACCCGTGCTTGACGTATGGGCCTTGGCCTTGGAGGACTGCGCTGCTGACACTGCTGACTTTGCCTTGTTCCTAGCCACTGAAGCCTGCGTCTTCCTGGTTTGCACCTGACGGGTTGCCCTCTTGGCCTTCGGCCTCTTCACGGCCCTGCGGGGGCTGTTAACCGGTCCCAGGGCTGCCGCCGCCCGGAGCCCGGCCGACTTAGCCTGCGCGCTGTACCCCCGGGCCACGGGCTTCTTAACCGCCTGCCTGGGGGATGCTGCTGCCTTCTTCAGGATCTTCTTCGCGCTCTTGGGCTTCAGGTTAGCCTGCGCTCGCCGGCGAGCGGCCACGGCGAAGCGTGCCTGCGCGCTGGCAGCCTGCCTGCGGGTGATGGTCTGCATGCGCACCTGGTGCGCGTGGATCGAGATTCCCTGGTGAATGAACTGCGCCTGGGTGGCCAGCTGGGTAGCGCGGAAGACGTTACGGGCTGCCCTCGCCCGGTTAGCGGCTACCTGGTGACCGCCCGCCACCTGAGCGAACGTGCGGCGCACGGCCTGCTGGGCTACCCTTGCCCGGCGGCGCTGGTAGAGGGCGGCGGCCTGCTTCTGCGTGACGCGGGCAGCGGACTTCAGCCTGCGCAAGCGCAGCGCCTCGGACTGCTGCTGGCGCGTGACCTTCTGGGCTGCCGCCCGGTACGCCTTCCACTGCGCGGGCGTAAGGCGCGGTCCTGACCTCTTCTTCACGGCGGCCTTAGCGCCCTTGGCCTTCGCCTTGGAAGCCGGGGCCTTCTTAACCGCAGGGGCCTTAGTCGCCTTTGCTGCCATCAGGCCCGAACCCGAATCCCGCGAAGCCTCCCAGGCCGGTGGCATCCGAGGACAGCTTCGCGTGCTCGAACTCCTCTGACGAGGTTACCTCGTCACCGTCAGGGCGCTTGATCATCGCCTTAGTCAGCGCGGTCTCCCATACCCACAAGCGGCTGCCTATGCCGAACGTCAGTCGCACGGGGGACCTGCCTCTCTTAGATGCCCACCACGTTGCGCGGGTTCTGGTAGTCAGTGATGAGGTCCATGATCTGCGGGTTCGACTGTACGCGCACGAGGCCAAGCTCGCCAAACCCGGCGACGCCCCAGGGCGTGTCCTTCGCCTTGAACAGGTCCACGGCCAGGATGAGCGCGGCATTAGCGATGTTCTGCGGGACGGACTGCCAGCCCCAGGTTGCCGTGATCTGCACCCGGTTGCGCTGGGTCCACGGCCAGATGAACGGCAGGAACTGACCGCCGCCGACGCTGGAGTTGAGCAGGGCCTGGACGTAGTTGTGCGGTCGCTTCTCGCCCAGGTACCCGGCGTTGTAGTGATCGGCGAAGCGCATAGCCTGGTAATTGACGTTCTCCGCCCAGGTGACCTCGTATACCCCGTCACCGTCATAGTCGAGCTTGAACGAGGTAATGGAGCCGGGCACGAACGGGTCGGTGAACAAGGCGGTAATAGAGTCGTACGTGAACGTGCGAGCCTCGGTAACCCGGTAGAAGTGCTGACCGCACTCATTGGTGAGCATGCTCGTCGCGGACAGTACCGCCCGCTGGATCTCGAAATCGTCCTTAGTGTCGTCGGGGGACACGGCAAGAGCCGACTTGACCTCACCGACAGAGCAGTACGCGAAGTTAACGGCAGCGCCGGAGTTAAGCGGGAACACCCGGAATGAGCCGGGGAAGATCTGGCAGCCATTCTGCACCGGCCCGCCAGCGCCGATGAAGTTCCAGTTCCACAAGCCTGCCTCAGCAGGCCCGGGATTGAAGGGCGTAAGGTCGATGTGGTACTTTCCCGTGGAGTCCTTGACAACCTGATTCGGCCCTGTGTTCAGCGCGGCGTAGCTGTACGTGGTGGCTGTGCCCGCCGGGCTCGTCACGACAATGGACACTGCCGCCGGGTCTACTGTCACGCCGTTGGCGTTAGTGAAGGTACCAGGGACTGTGACAACCGTGCTCGGCAGGTCAAAGTACACAGGCGTGTTAGACACAGGTCACCTCCTGTGCCCATGATACGATGTCATCGTGTGCCAGACCATGGTTGCCGGCCTAACGTGAAGCCTCGTGCGCAGCGCAAGCGCGGCATGAGCACAGCCCGGTACCTGGCAGTAAACGCTTACAAGACGGCTAAAGGATGCGAGAACTGCGGTTACGCGGAAGACCCGGTAGCCCTGGACTTCGACCACATAGACCCGAAAGGGAAAATTGACAAGGTATCTTACCTGCTAAGGAACGCCTCGCTGGAGCGTGTATGGGCAGAAATAGCCAAATGCCGGGTTCTCTGCGCTAATTGCCACAGGATATGGACGCACCGGAAATCGTTCACGCCCCCGCCGTAACTCGCCACGCCCTCCGCATGTGCCGCTGGAACCCGTCAAGGACGTAACCGTTCTGAGGACGGTGAATGTACGCAAGCGCATCGGACACCATGATGCGAAGTTCCTTGTAAGTGTTAGCTTCCAGTATCTCGTCCCAGGAGAGCACCTCGCTAGGGTCTAGTACTGCGTGCTCACGTTCCGGCCCTACTACCATGGCGCTCTCCTTCCCTCGGATTCCGTACTTTCAGGCTAGCGCTCAAGTTCCCTGCGCACTGCCCTTGACACAGCCTCGGAAAGAGCCGGCGGAACAGCGTTGCCTACCTGCCGGTAGCGTGCGCACGCTGGTCCCTGAACCGGGTAGTTCACGTCGAATCCCTGGAGTACCAGGGCCTCCCTGACGGATATGCGCCGCATTAGCGAATGTCCCGGCAGGTTCTTCAGCGGCTCTCCGTGCAAAACGTACAGCCGCTTGTGATAGCCCTCTATCCACGGCACCGCCCCGCGCTTCAGCTGGCCCAGGTCTATGATCGGAGTACGGTTACCGCCCATTGTCGCGGGAAGAGTCTGGGCAGGCTCGTTAAGGTTTATGACTCGTCCCCCGCCATTGAACAGCATGCCTGCGTAAGGGCTCTTGCGAAGGACAGGGCTCTTGCACGGGATGATCTTAGCCGGGGTGACGAGGTCATCCTCTACAGGCCACTTAACAGCGCGCAGCGCCCGCCCGGCTGAAATGCCGTCGCCCGTCATGAAGGCTCCGGGCGGTATCGCGGGCAGTTCCCCGTCAAGCAGCCCTGTCATGAACATCCGGCTCCGGCGCTGGGGAACGCCGAACTCGGCAGCGTCCAGCACGTGCACGCTCACGTTGTAGCCCGAGCGCTCTGCGCGTGCCCGAAGCCTGTCGAGCACGAGGGACCAGCGCTTCCCCGTCAGCGCGGCGACGTTCTCCATGATGAAGGCGCGGGGCCTTACCTGGCGCACGGCGTCCAGGAACGTGAATACCTGCCGGGACCGCAGGTCTTCGGGGTCCATCCGGCCGGCGACGCTGAACCCCTGGCAAGGCGGGCCGCCGACTACCAGGTCTATGTTCGAGTCGCGAAGGTCCTTCAGGGTGCCTGTGGTGACGAGGATGTCCATGTCCTCTTGCAGGACCGGAGGACCACCTCCTGCCTTCCGGCGAACTGCCCTGAGCGTCTCCACTGACCAGTTATCCAGCTCAACCTTCAGGACAGGGTCGAAGCCAGCGAGCTCAGTGCCCAGGTCCAGGCCGCCGCAGCCGCTGTAGAAGCTGACGTAGCGCACTGCCTTCCCCCTTAGTGACGAAATCCAGGCTTCCGCCGTACCAGTGCGCCTGAGTAACCCC